TAATTCATCGCACGGACGCAATGGTGCTGACTGTTATTTGTCGGACCTTTATTCGTTGGGTTGAAGCCGAAGAATTGCTGTCGCGTTTTATGAAAGAGAACGATGGCAGTTATTTTGCAAAAACCCCCAACGGCTATGAACAACCACATCAAAGTTTTTATGTGGCACGGAATCTGAAAAAAGAGCTGCTGCAGTGGTTGCCAGAGGCCGCATTAACCATTCCGTCTTTTCAGAAAGCGATCAGTTCCGGATCCAGTGGTGGCTCCCAGGGGCAATTGCCTGGGTTCGAGGATCCGGTTGAGCTGCACCGCAAGCGCAAGACAGTAGCTGGAATGCGCTTGGTATGAGGACATTCGACTGGGATGCCTACGGCCGCCGAGTGATGGCGGGAGAGATTGTTGTTTGCAAGTGGATTCGCCTGGCGGTGGAGCGGCATTACCGCGACCTGGAAAGCTGCCACGCACGCGGGCTGTACTTCAGTGACGAGCTGGCGCAGCATGCCCTGGAGTCCTTCTTGTTCCTGCGTCACTCCAAAGGAGAGTGGGCCGGGCAAGTCTTTGTGCCGTCGGATTGGCAGCAGTTCTGGATTGCGCTGGCGTTTGGATGGATGCGCACAGACGGGACACGGCGTTTCCGTGAGGTCTGGGAGGAAGTGCCGCGCAAGAACGGCAAATCTACGAAGCTCTCCGGCGTCGGCCTGTACTTGATGGTCTTCGATGGTGAAGGCGGTGCCGAGGTATACAGCGCAGCCACCAAAATGGACCAGGCCAAGATTCTGCATGCTGAGGCCGAGCGGATGGTGCTGGCGTCGCCACAGTTGCGCCGTGCGGTGGGCGTTCGGCTCAATGAGCTGTATGACATACGGCCAGGCAGGGCAGACAAGTTCGTTCCACTGGGACGGGACGCGCGCACCATGGACGGCTTGAACCCGCACGCTGGGCTGCTTGACGAGGTGCATGCACATCCTACCCGTGAGATTTATGACGTCATCAAGTCGGGGATGGGGGCACGTAAGCAGCCAATGATTTGGCAGATTACGACGGCAGGGTTTGATCTGTCTTCGTTCGGATACTCGCAGCATGAGTATGCGCAGAAGGTGCTACAGGGCATTTTTCACGACGACGAGCTGCTAGTCATTATTTACACAGTGGATGATCCCGAGAAATGGGATGACCCCATCGAATGGCAGAAAGCGAATCCGAACCTGGGTGTCTCTGTATACGAATCACAGCTGCGAGCGTTGGCCGAGCGAGCCAAGCGGCAACCTACTGAGCTACCGAACTTTTTGACTAAACGCTTAAACATTTGGCTGCGTGGCGGTTCGATGTGGTTGTCTGCCGAATCCTGGGCGGATTGCGGCGATGAAGACCTCAATCTTGAGCGGTTCGTTGGTGAGTCGTGCTGGATCGGCCTGGACCTGGCAGAGAAAAGCGATATAGCGGTGTTGTGCATCGTCTTTAAGCGGGACGGTCAATATCACTTGTTTTTCAAGTGCTACCTGAACGAGGACCAGGCGCATGCACCGGAGAATCGGCATTTTTATGGTTGGGAGCAATCGGATCACTTGATTGTGACTCCCGGCAACGCGACCGACTTTGATGCGATCCGGTCTGACCTGAAAAGTCTCCAGGCGCAGCACCAGATTGAAGAGGTGGTCTATGACCCGAAATTTGCAGCTTACTTCGCTACCAAACTGGCAGATGAGGATGGGCTGCTGATGGTCGAAATGCCGCAGACTTCAGCGCGTTTCACATTGCCGATTGTGGAGATTGAGAATTTGGTTCTGACACAGGATCTGCGGCATGACGCGAATCCTATGGTGGCCTGGATGGTGAGTAACGTGGTGATGCGTGAGTCCAAGTTTTCTGGATTGCGGCATCCCACAAAAGAGAAGCCGGAAAACAAGATCGATGCCCCTGTCGCCATGATTATGGCGATGTCTAGGGCGTTGAGTGATGACGGGGATAACGGGCTGAGTGACTATTTTTCTAGCATGGGGACAGGATGAAGCATAAAACTCAAAAGGTTGGCCGAATCCGTGCTGCCGTGTTGGGCTGGCTTGGCGGTCCTTTTGGTCTAACTGATGTGGATGCCTGGGCCAGGCTCGGGGCTACCAGTACTGCCGGTGTAAACGTCAATGATCAAAATATTCTGCGTCTATCGGCGGTTTGGGCGTGTGTACGTTTGATCTCCGAAACCATTGGTACGTTGCCTTTGGGGATGCATGAGCGTACGCGAGACGGGAAGCGTCCTGCACCGCAGCACCCGCTACATTTTATTTTAGGCATGCAGCCAAATGCCGACACGGTTTCATCCGTGCATTGGGAGTCTGTCGTAGCCGCCATGCTACTGCGTGGCAATGCGCGATGTGAGAAGTTGATGGTTGGGACTCGCGTTGTGGGTTTGCAGTTCCTCTATCCGGGACGTCTGATGATTACGCGTAGAGGCGATGGCACCAAGGAGTACCGCTACACCGAAGAAGATGGTCGGCAGCGCATAATTCCGGCAGATCGGATCTGGACAATTCCAGGCTGGTCTTTGGATGGGAAAACGGGCGTTTCGGTCATTCACTATGGTGCTCAGGTATTTGGTGCAGCTTTGGCGACAGATGAAGCTGCGAGCGGGACATTCAAGCGCGGCCTGATGCCGACAACCTGGTTCAAGTATCCCAGGGTAATGAAGCCAGATCAGCGCAAAGAGGCGCGGGAGTTTATCGAAGATCGGCTTTCGGGGGCAGTGAATGCTGGCAAGCCTGCGATCTTGGAAGCGGACATGGAAGTGGGCACGCTGGGGATCAACCCGAAGGATGCACAGCTTTTGGAGTCACGGGCATTCAGTGTTGAGGAGATCTGTCGATGGTTCCGCGTACCCCCTTGGATGGTGGGGCATACGGACAAATCGACCAGTTGGGGGACCGGGATCGAACAGCAGATGATCGGCTTCTTGGTATTCACCCTAGGACCATGGCTCAAGCGTCTTGAGCAGAGCATTGCCAAAGACCTGCTTACCCCGACAGAGCGCTTGCGTTATTACCCTAAGTTTGCGGTTGAAGGGTTGCTGCGTGCTGATAGTGCAGCACGAGCAGCGTTCTACAGCGTGATGGTGAACAACGGC